GCATCTAAAGCAGGTTATCTTACACCTATGGGTATTGCAACATTGATTGCAGGTGCTTTAGGAGTTGCAACAGCAATTGCTGCAACAGTAAAAGGTATTAGACAAATTGATGCACAAGATGCTACTGGTGGTGCTACACCAACTTCTAGTGCACCAGCACCAGCACCAAAAGCGGCAGGATATGCTGAGGGTGGAATGATTGGTGGAAAGAGACACGCACAAGGTGGAACATTGATTGAAGCAGAACAAGGCGAGGCCGTAATGACCAGAGGTGCAGTTACAATGTTTGGACCATTATTATCAACATTAAATCAAATGGGTGGTGGAACAGCATTTAACAAATCATCAATGGTATCAAGATTTGATAATCCTAAATCAGCGTATCCAACAGATTATATGCAACAAGCACCACAAATAATAAAATCATATGTTGTTGAGGGTGAATTAACATCAGCACAACAGAAACAAGCAAGGTTAAAAGACCTATCTACAATTTAATATATATGATAAAGAATGAAACAATATTTGAATTAAGAATTGACGATGAGGATGAATTATCTGGTATTGATAGTATCTCATTAGTTGATGACCCAGCGATTGAAGTTAATTGGGTTGCATTCAAGAAAGAAAAACAACAAGATTTTCACATCCCTGACGGTGAAGACAATAAGTACATTGAGAAATTAATGGCTATTGCACAGGATGAACAGGAATTATTTGATGAAGGTTGGGTGGTAGATAAAGTAACCATTGTTGGTGAAAATGAATTTATATCAACCAATCCTAACGGACCTTCAATAGAAGATGAAAAAGAATATAACGTACGTTACAAGTACATTTTAAATCCACGTATTACAGGTCAAAGTGCTGTAATTAATACGACCAGAGATTTTTGCAAATCGCTAATTGCTAAAAACTATGTATGGAGAGTTGAGGACATGGATAAAACTCAAAACGATTTTGGCGATAGCGCAATGGTTTGGAGAGGTGGTTTTAACTGTCGTCACGTATGGTCTAGGATTGAATATAAGAAAGATGCGACAATCGTTAATAAAGCATCTGTTAATAAAGGTAAAGTTACTATCGGTGGGTTTCCTACTGATATGGTTCCAGATACAAGAGTATTAGGTTATGACGAACCTTCAACTGTAACATCAAAAACATTGGCAAACCCATCACCATCAACGGTGAGAAACCTAGGATTGTCAAAAGAGAAGATGGAAGAAGATTGTCCAATTGCCACACAAGATGTTGAAACAAATTTAAAGAATAGACAGAGAGCAATTGATGAAGCACATTATGGTCCACTTAATCCTAATGAACCAAACGAAGAATATTGGCAAAAGAAAGCGGAAATGTTTGGTGGTGATATTGAGTCAGCAAAGAAAGCATTATGTGGAAACTGTGCGTTCTTTGTTAAGACACCAAGTATGTTACAGTGTATTGCGGATGGTATAAATGATATTAATGAATTGGATACTATACAAGTAGCAAATATAGGTTACTGTGAGGCATTTGATTTTAAATGTGCTGGAGCAAGAACCTGTGATGCTTGGGTTGTAGGTGGACCAATCGTTGATGAAGATATGGGTTATGATGTTGGGACAATAGGTGGTTATGTAGATCCAGGTGTTACTGGAAACACAATACCAAAATCTATAACTAAACCATCAATGTTTGAGAGTTATTCAGATTATCCTGATAGTGTTAAAAACAACGCTAAAGCGGTATTAAAATATGCTGAAGAGAATGGATGGGGTTCTTGTGGTACAGAGGTAGGAAAACAACGTGCTAATCAATTGGCTAAAGGTGAACCTATTTCAGAAGATACAATCCGCAGAATGTACTCTTATCTATCAAGACACGCAGTTGATTTAGATAGTTCAAAAGGATATGGTGATGGATGTGGTAAACTGATGTATGATGCTTGGGGTGGTAAATCTGCTCTAAGTTGGTCAGAGGCCAAAATAAAGACCATAGAGAAGGAGAAAATGTCAAAGCAAAGATTTGCTACAGATGATGAAAAGCGTATTGTGATAGGACCAGCAATGATACCAGATTTAAAAATATTCCGTAAAGATAGCAAGGGTAATCCATACTATGTTTATTTCAGTTCTGATACCATCAAAATGATTGCTGAGAAGTATATGCGTAACAAGTACATTGATAACAACGATGAGAACCATAATGGTAAAGCGGTGTCAGATGTATATGTGGTTGAGAGTTGGATTAAGGAAGATGTTCAGGATAAATCCAGCAAGTATGGTTATTCGGATCTACCTGTCGGAACTTGGTTTGTATCAATGAAGGTTAGAAATGATGAGGTATGGAAGAAGGTTAAAGAAGGTTATTTAAACGGCTTTAGCGTGTCTGGTTACTTTGAAGAGGTGGCATCATTCTGCATGGAAGAGATGTTCCTTAAACAAGTAGTGAAGATATTAAATAACGTAAATGATTAATTTTTTTGGAATATATATAAAAATCCATATTTAATAATAGAACGAATAATAATAAAACAAATAAAATAGATTATGTCAAATTCAAAAACCGCAATCGCTGAGATTAAAAAATTAATGAAGCAGTTTGGTTTCTTATCTGATGATGCTACTTTAAAATCTTTCAAATTGGAAGATAATACAATTCTACAAACAGCAGATTTAAAGGTTGGAGAGAAAATCTCTAAGATTAATGATGCGTTTCAACAAGTTGCATTAGAAGATGGTAAGTTCAGATTGGTTGAAAACTTTGAAATAGAGGTTGTAAACGGAGAAATTAAATCTGTAAAAGAGATTTTTGTTGACGCAAAATTGGCTGATGGTACTGTAATAAAGGTTGAAGGTGACGGTCTTATGGAAGGTGCTAAAGTTGTAGTAGTAACTGAAGATGCAGAAATTCCTGCACCAGATGGAGTACACGAACTAGAGGACGGAAGTAAGGTTGAAACCAAAGATGGTGTTATTGTTAAGGTTGAAGAAGCATTAGAAGAAGAACTTCCAAAAGAAGGTCCAGATGCTATGCCTCCAGCAATTGATGAACCAGCAACTGAAGGACCAAAAGTAGAAGTTGAGATGCTTGAGATGTTAAAAGATTTTGTAAAGAAAATGTCTGAGAAGATGGGTTCTTTAGAAAATAAAATAAAAGACGTTGAAGCACAATTCAATTCATTTAAAAAAGAACCAGGAGCAAAACCAATTGCTAATGGAAAAACTGAAAAGTTTAATAATGTTTCAAATGAAGATTTAGAGGATAAAATCTCTATGATTATGTCATTAAGAAGCACAAACAAATAATTAAAAAAAATAAAAAAATTAAAATTATGAAAATTTTATCAAGAGAACAATTCGCATATGACGTAGCAACTATCGGTGGATACGTTGACCAAGTTGGTGGTGAATTACTTTCAAAAGCACTTATCGGTGCAACAACTCCTAAGTACGTTAACGTACGTTTAGGTATTAAAGGAACACAAGCGTTGAACCTATTAAACTCAACTCCTTATTTCCAATCAGGTACTTGCGGATGGACATCATCTGGTACTACTGAGTTTACTCAAACTAACATCACAACTTGTGCTGAGAAATATAACGAAGCATTATGTTACAAAGATTTGTATGATACATACCAATCAATGTTGATGGCTCCAGGTCAAACACAAGAGACCGTACCGTTTGAGGTTCAAATATCAGAATTAAAAGTAAAACAAATTCAACAAAGAATTGAACAAAAATTATGGCAAGCGGCTCCAGCATCAGGCGACTGTTTCTCTGGTTTCACTTACTTAATTGCATCAGGTCAAACTGGTGTTGCTGTATCTGCTTCAGGTACAACTTTCTCTCCTTCTGCTGCTTACGGTACAAACGGTAACCCAATCACTGAGGTAGATAAATTAATTAACGCATTATCTGATGATGCAATGTCTCGTGAAGATTTGGTGTGTTTTATGTCATACCAATCGTTCCGACTCTATGTTCAGGCCTTAACACGTGCTAACTTCTTCGCTAACTACATTGGTGCAACTGATGTAACTGGTATGATGGAAGCAACTCATCCAAACACAAACGTAAAGGTTATCCCTACGATTGGTTTGAATGGTTCTAACCAAGTAACAATCGGACCAGCGGAGTACATGGTAGTAGGTTTTGACCTTTTATCAGATCACGAAAAATTGGTTGTATGGTACTCAAAAGATTTTGATGAGTTGAGATTACGTGCAAACTATAACTACGGTGTAACAATCGCTAAGTTTGGTTCAACTGCATACTTTGCAACAAATGGTTTAAGTTAATCTAAATCAAAAATATAAAAACCTGAGAGGTGAAAGGCCTCTCATTTTTTAAAAAAAATAAACTAAAAAATTAATATACAATAATATGAGTTGTTTTATCTCTTCAGGAGTTCAATTATCTTGTTCCGATGGAATTGGGGGAATTAAAAAGATATACGTTGTTGGTGGCGGTGGTGAAGTTACTGGTTATACATACTCAGTAGATGGGTCTATTACAGGCGCAACTTCAACTAGTGGAACTACTTTGTACGGATTTGAATTAAAACGTAATACAAGTTCACTTTCTCAAAATGTTCAAAAGTCATTTGAGAACGGAACTATATTTTTTGAACAAGTTCTTACTGCTATCTTATTCAAATATGACCAAGACAAAAGAAACCAATTGAAAATCTTATCTCAAAACGACCAAATACAAATCGTTGCTATTGACCAAAATGATGTACAATATCTTTTAGGTCAAGTTAATGGATTGTATTTGAGTGGTGGTAGCGCTGCTACAGGTACTGCATTCGGTGATCGCAATGGCTATGAACTTATCTTCACAGGGGCCGAACAAGAACCAGCAAGAGTTATTGATGGTACTTTAGCATCAGTATTTGCAGGAGCTTCAATTTCAGGTTAAATTAGTAGGTCGTTGTGACTGAATATCTATATCTAAATCCAATAAAGAGGGACAGTAATGTCCCTTTTTTGCGTTATTAAAAATCAATTTCATTTTTTTTATATTTAATAATATAGAGAACACATTATGTTATACTTACAAAAAGGACAACAAAACGAATTGGTGATGAATATCAACAATAACTCAACAACTACCTTTACTGGTTATACTTTGACATTTACACATATTATGTCAAGTGAGGTTAAGAGTTATACAGTTAGTACTTCTGACCCTTTAGAATATGCTCAAAATATTCGTTATTGTGAGATAATATTAAATCTTCAAGACCCAGGTCAGGATTTAAATTATGAGGGTGAATACAATCTAAACATTTATGGTAATGGAACAGAACTAGTTTTTACAGGTATAGCAATACTTCAAGGAACAGAAGAAGAACCATTCTTTACCACATACGTTTCACCAAACGAGAATAATGAGAATTATATATACATACAAGATTAGTTATGAGTGAAATAAAGAAAGCAGAATTTCAAAAAATTAAGTTTCAAACCGCATCGGTTCCAGTATATTCAGAAGTGCTACAACGTAGTCCTTGGGTATTTTATGGCGAAAATAACTTACTACCAAATTACTTTATACAATTATATGACAACTGTGCAATACATAAAGCTGTTGTTACATCTAAAGTAAATCAGATTATGGGTGATGGATTGGTGTCATTAAACAACCCAATGGCTACCGTTAATTTGATTAATACTCGTGAGAATGTTACAGAGGTAATGAAGAAAGCGGTATTGGACTTTATGTTATTTGGTGGGTTTGCGTTAAACGTTGTTTGGACCAAGGATAAAAAACAAGTCGCTGAAATATACCATCTTGATTTTAGTAGAATTAGAAGTGGTAAATTAAGCGATGATGATGTAATAGAACATTATTATTACTGTCCAGATTGGAAACAAATTAGAAAGTTTCCACCAGAAGAATATCCAGCATTCAATCAAGAAAAGGGTGGGTCTCAGATTTATTACTTTAAATGTTATCAACCAAATTTAACATACTATCCAATCCCTGACTGGTCTGCTGGTCAAAGAGCAATTGAGATAGATATTGAAGCAAAGAATTTCCATATGAATAACCTACGTAAAGGTATGGTTCCTTCATTATGGATCAATTATAATAACGGTATTCCAGGTGAAGAAGAACAAAGAATATTGGTTCGTGCTTTAGAAGAGCAATACGGTGGAACAGACAACGCAGGACAAGCCATTATCTCATTCAATGAGAGCAAAGAATTATCACCTGAGATTACACAAATCCCACGTAATGATAATGACAATTACTATCAATCTTTAAACGATGACATTACACGTTCAATACTATCCGCACATAGAGTTTCTAGTGCTGAGTTATTTGGCATTGCTACCGCTGGTAAATTGGGTGGAGGCAATGAGATTGTGGAGCATTCTGAATACTTCCGCAAGATGGTTATTCAACCGTATCAGAATGAAATTCTCCCAGCATTTAGCAAATTGGTTTCATTAAAATTTGATAAGCCAACAACATTTGAAGTTAAACCTTTATCATTATTCTTAACAGGTGATGTTAAAGAGAACCCAGTTGTTGATGACAAACCTGTTACACCAGTTCAAGTTGGTGAGCCAGAAGGAGAACAACAATTAATCAATGAGAATATCAAGAAATTATCTGGAAGAGAATACCAGGGTTTATTGAGAATTGTAAGAGAATATAATAAAGAAAAAATAAACCGTATGCAGGCAGCACAAATGTTAATGGCTGGTTATGGATTAACAGAAGAGCAATGCAATGCTTGGTTGGGAGAAGAAGAATTAAACTATAATTAACGATGGGTGTTTTATTAATATCAGAAACAAAACTTAAAGCATTTACCAACATCAATAAGAATGTTGATATGGATGTATTAAAAGCGGAAATTCAAATTGCACAGGATATAGATTTACAAACTATATTAGGTACAAGGTTCTATAACCATTTGTTATCACAAGTGTCTGCAACTGGTAATACATTCAATGCCGATGAAACCACATTGGTGAATGATTACATCGCACCATTTATGATACAGACAGCATACTTCAATGCTATCCCACACATTCATTATAGAACGATGAACCGCGGTATTGTGGAAGGAACAATGGAGAATGCTACATCAGTCGATCTGGCCACAATGCAGTATTTGCGTACAATCCAGAAACAACGTGCTGACTTTTATATGACACGTCTTCAAGATTATCTATTGATTGGTAGAGGTCAAAACAAGTTCCCAGAGTACACATCACAATCTACTACTGACGGTATGATACCAGATCGTAGCCAGAAGTATAATAATGGTATATTCCTTGCTCACACAACCAGAAAAGGTTATGCGAAAAGACAAGTTACTGATAATGGTATTCCAATGTATTCAGAGTTGGAACACGAAAATCCGCCGTGTGCCGATTGTTACTAGTGCCAAACTCGGAAGTAAAACAATGCCAAACTAAGAAATTATGAATACAGAATTAATATTAATTGCTTCTAACATTATTACAGGTATAGCCGCATGGGCTGTTGGTAAAAGAAGAAGCAATGCTGAAACGGATAACCAAGTATTAAGAAACCTAGAACTATCAATTGGTCTATATAAGAATATTATTGACGACCTTAAAATAGAAATACACGAATTGAATATTAAAGTGGAGGAGTTACAAAAACGTGTTGAGCAACTAATGAATGAGAATAGAAAATTAAAAAAACATAACAACTTATGAAATTAGAGCAAATTATCAAATTGAAGTTGAATAACTTTGAAGTTATTTATCCCAAGAAGAAACTAGATATAGAACCAAATCCTTGTTGGGCTGGTTATGAACCAATCGGGTTAAAAGATGATGGTTCACCAAACTGTGTTCCAATCAAAGAAGAACAAGCAAAAGTAAAAGAAGGGTTCCCTGTTCCATCACCAGAAAGTGATGAGGATGAGAGCAAGTTCATAAGTCGCTGTATTGGCGATTTAACGGCTGAATACGGCACGGAACAAGCATCAGCTATATGTTATGCTCAATGGGAAAAGAAGTAAACTAAAAACGGCTAGAAATGACTAATAAAAAAGGGTCATCTAATACTCACTGGTCTTCACTTCAGTTTTCTTAGACAACCCTTATTAGTTAGGAAGTTATGAGCAAACCTAATCTTGGGGTTTAAAATCTTTAAAACTAGTCATTACATCTGATAAACTTAAAGACCAATTTCTTGTATTATGTCTATCAAAAGCAGTGAAGATATATTCAAATAAGGATTTGCATCTCATTTTATCAACTTTATAATCTTCATTTACTTCTTGATAATTTTGAACATAAAAATCACAAATATCATTAAATAAATCAATTTCAACTTGATTTGGATTTTGTTCTTTTTGTTTAAATGCAGATAAACTTAATAAAACATAAACTTCAAAAGGACAATTAGATAAACTTTTATTTGTTTTTTTTGTCATTTGATATTCTTTTTTAAGATGAACTTTCATATCGTTAAACCATTTGATGGTGTGTTCAGTACAAGCCATTTTGGTTTCTGCTACTTTCATAAGTTCTCCCATTGTTGTGTAATTTTTCATAACTATTTGGTTTTTAATGTGATTGTATAGTCAAGACCTAATTCGTTTAGGTTGTCTACAACGTAATTTAAGTTACCGATAAGTTGATTTCTCGGTTGTAACAGAATGCATTCAATTAAATTACGTAAAGAAGCATCAATAGGGTTTTCTTTAATTGAAGGTTTTGAATTTCGTAATTGTTTTAACGCCCTTGCTAACATTTGTTGAGGTGTTTCAGGTTTTGCAATCTTTTGTGTTAAATAATTTTTCATAACTTTTTATGTTCAGATATATCCTGTCCCCGACTTTAATGAGACACAAAGATAGGCATATTCTTTATATTACAAAAAAAATATTAAAAAAATTATAACTGATTGGTTATCAATAAAAAACCCACCAAATTGGTGAGTTCTTTTTTCCTATAAAAATGAAATGAAAAAGAGGGTGGTTATATCAATCATAACCAAAGGGGTAGGTTTAAATTAAATTTACATAGTAGAGAACCACCCTCCTACTATAAATATATAAAAGTTATAAAAAAAACAAAGGGTCCCTCACACCAATGGGACCCAATGTATTCTTAAACAAAAATATGAGATATAATAAATCAGCATTGAGACATTTCTGCGAACAGAAATAAATCAATAACCTCCGAACATTCCAATATGCACTCGTATCTGTAACCAAACACGACATCCGTAACGGTGCATAACATCAAAGATAAACCATCAGAGTCCATTCTGCAACAGTCATCAATTTTGTATTTTCTACCCTTATTTAAAGTAACAGGGATAATTTCATCTTTATCGTTCATTGAATTGATAGTAACATCATTCAACATATTAATTCTTCTTGTTCTGTAATTAACAAGATTTCCGTAAGTTGTTTGTTTTGCTTCCATTTTATTTACTTTTTTTTTTGTTCTTTAATCCAAGTATCCAACGCAGATACTCTTGTGTTTAATTCTTTTGTCCAACCGTGTATTACGTAATCTTCTAACACCGATGATACACCAATAATTTCTTTTAGACCAAATTGAACTTCCTGTGTCTTAAGAAATTCTAATGCTCTGTCTAGTTGAGATTGAGATACAATCTGCTCTTGGGTTGTCTTTGTTTTTACTGCTTCCATTTGAGTAATTTTTATATTGTTAATCTAGTATCTTCCGCTTCTTTGTGTCTATCTTCCCAATTCTTACCACGAAGTTCTGGATTTAATTCTTGAACTTTACGTCTTGCTCTACCAATTACTTCAGCATTGGATAGTTTTCCTTCTTTATATAAAGTAAAGAACAATGAAACTGGCGTGTTATTTGGTTCAAGATTAACTTTCTTCATTTCAAAATACCACATCTTGGTTACTAATAATTTATCATCATCCCTAAGGTTGGGATACCTTGTTAAAAGTATCTCAACCTTCTCTGATAAAGATACAACTTTTTCTGTTATTTTCATGATTTTTAAGTTTAAAATGTTATACCCACTTCATTAAGAATTGGATGAGTTGCTTTTATGTTTTTGAAATAATTTTTATTTTCATTAACTAATTCTACTTGTGTTCTAGTAAAATAACCATCAATTATTGCTATTACACTAGTTTTAACATTACTTGGAATTTTACAATCTTCCTCAACTCTGTTTTTAATTTGTTTTATATTCCAATCTTCTTTTTTATCAATAACTTCATCCTCAACTTCATCCTCTTCTTTTACTTCTTCTTTGGGGCTATCTATAGAGTATTGATAGGGTATTGATAGGATATAAGTATTATTAACTAATTGAACTATACCCAATTCAAGTAATTTTTTAATAGCAGATTGGACTGCTTTATTATTACTTTGAAGAAAATCGGGACCATATTGGAAGTAACAAAATTTATTAATAATACAAGTATCAACTGAAATTTTAGTTAATCTACCTTGGAAAGTAATAAATAATTCCTCAACCGTTATGTTCGTAGAACAAAAGTAATTAATATTTTTAATATTAATTTTAAGAACACCAGCGTTATCGCAGTGGTCCAACAGGTAAATCCAAATTACCTTTTCATCATTTGTTAGGTTAGTAAAAAACGGGTCTTCCCATTTTTCACTATCAGTAAATCGTTTAGCCATATCTAAATAGTTTTAAACAAAAAAGGGTCATCCAACTAATCACTGCACTTCACTTCAGTTTTCGTTAGACAACCCTTAAAATCTTTAATGTCGGTAAATTGTGAAGTGCGACGTATAATGTTAAATATACATAAAAAATCGTAAATTCCATAATCTGATCAATATTTTATTTTTTACTGCCTAAAAACTTGATATTGACCTGGACATTTCATATATTTAAGTATAGTTAGTTTAATATATTAACTACTTATAAGGTCCGTAGGTTTGCTTCCATCATCCTGCGGACTTTTTGTTTTTTTTCAAGTATTTATATTATAACATATGGATTTTAAAACTTGTCCCGATTGTGAATTATTACTTGATATAGAAAACTTCTATACCTACACTAGAACTAATGGTGGTGGTCGTTGGTATTCAAGAAGATGTAAACCTTGTGATATTATACATAACCAAGAGAGAAGAAAAAAAGAGAGAGACGAAAATGGTGGTTCATCTCGTGTTCCATTTCAACCAAATGAATATACCGATGAAGCACAGAAGATACAAACGTTTGATACGTTAAAAGCATTCGGGTGGAAATTCAATAAGGAAAAAGGTATATGGTATGATGACAAAATCAAAGATAAGAATGGTAATTGGTTAATCAAGTTCAGGGTATTCATTAATCGAAACAAGAAGAATGCACAACTAAAAGATTTAATCAAACCTGAGGATTTGCTTGTATTACCAGATGCAATGAAATTAAAACCTGATACCAACGAGTTTGAGGCGATATACGAATACTTTATCAACAAATTAAAACCAAAGGAGATTGAACTTAAGTATGGTGTAAGCAAATTCAGAATGGATTACCTACAGACCAAAGCATTAAAAGTTATTGGATCTAAGTATGAACCAAAAAACGTGGCTAGAAAAAGATTTATACCGTTGGATAAGTTACCATATTTCTCATTTACAAAACAAAGTTCTATTCCCCAAGATGATATTGATGATATAGTTAAGATGTATTATTATGATTGCATAGCCGCAAATGAAATAATTAAATACTATCCACAATATAACCCTGGTACAATTAAAACAATTATAACTAAGACATTAAAAAATCTTAAGAATGAAAGATAAACATATCAAAGTAGGAGAAATTGAAATACCCAAGGATTATTGGCAATTGAATTTAGACAAAAGGAAAGAACTATGTGAAACATTAGTAGATACACTACTATTGGTGTTAGATAAGCAGATAAGACCAGACATGAATAGATTAAGAGTTTTAGATTTATTATTAATCAGTTCAATCATAACCAATGAAAAAGATGAGAATTATGAGATATGTCAGGTCTTACAGGATTTAAGATTATTAATTAATGAATAAAAAAATAGAATGTTATATAACGAGGAACTACTATGAATTGTTTAATATAGCCAAGAAAATCACTAAGAACCATAATCTCACCCAAGACCTACTACACGAAGTTATAATCCAACTATATGATAAGGATAAGATAATCCTTACCAACTATGATGATAATAGTATAAAATATTACATCGTTGCCATAATGAGAATTAATTGGCACTCCAACACATCCCCATTCTATTATAAAGTACGCAGAGAGTTTAAAATGTATTCTGATTTAACAGAGGTATTATCAATGACTGACGACCAAGAAAACTTTGAAAAGCAGATTATATTTGATATATTAGAACAAGAATGGTGTGAGTTAGATTGGTTCAGAAAATCCTTATTTGAGATGTATATGACATTAGGTAGTATGAAAAAGGTTTCAAAAAAAACGACTATCCCAATTTCATCTATATCCAATTACTTAAAGGAAAGTAGAACCCTGATTAAATACAACGTATTAAAAAAACTAAACAATTAGATATGGATAGACAGATTAAGGGTTATATCAACTCAGAAGATGCAAGTGACCACTGGAGGTTCTTACCAGTAGAAAATGAAACCATCCTGGACTTAGGATGCGGAATTAATAACCAAGAACATTTACCAACCCCAATGTACTTTATTCAGAACAAAGCAAAATTGGTTGTGGGGATTGACCCAAGTGAACAATCTTACCAATGGTTTAAGACAAATTTCTGGATGAAAAACTTTATCAACGTAATGGACTATATAGACCGTATAGAGAAGTTTGAATTGTATCTAGGGTATTACAAGCCAACGGTCCTAAAGATTGACGTAGAGGGCGGAGAATTGTTTTTAAACGGTCTTGACGGTAAGTACCTAGAAGGAATTAGACATATTGGTATAGAATTTCACAATTTACCATGCTTAATATCCTGTGAGAGATTACTAAAAGATAATGGATACGAGATTGATTACTACAAGTTTCCTCACCTAGATATAGATCACCAAGGAGTTATCCACGCGTTCAAGAAGAACATAACAATCAAAACCAGAGAGAATGTCAACATCACAGAATAGAAGAATAAAACGAATGCAGGATAGAGATGCAAAGAAGTTATACGATAAGATAAGCAAACAAACCATTGAACAAATCAATAGACAATCCCCAGAAGAAAGGGAGAAGTTATTGTTATTGTATAATGAAATGCTTAGACAGAAAGAAGAAGAAAGAAACCATAATAAAGAAATATAGATATATGGGATGTAATTGCAAAAATAAAAATAAACCAACAGGAAATAGAAAGATGTATTACCCAGCAACAGAAACAGAAGAAGCAAAGATAGTTGAAGAACCAATTGAAGAAGTACCAGATACCCCTGAGAAATTCCACGCAAAAGAAATGGATGCGTATGCAAAGAAAATATCAGAGGATACAATGGACTGGTTTGATAATTTAGATACAATAAATCCCCTAGATGATGAATAACGAATTAGAACGTTTAGAACAACTCAAGAAGGAAGCAATAGAAAATCCAGGGAAGAAGCTAAAAGGATGTAAAGAATGTAAAAAGAAAAAGGAAGTAACTATAACATTACCTCAACTAATCATTGAAGAAGCATTACCAACAGAAGAAGATATTGTTGAAGCATACAAATTAATGAAAGCAAATGCAAATAGTGATAAGGACCTAACCAAGATATATAAAATATTTGAATATGTTATGGGTTATAATTACAGAAAAGCGTGTGGCGGATGTGGTAATAAAGA